ATTGCCAATAACAGCAACAATAACAAATGATAATTTAACAGGGCTTAGTGCTGCTGATAATGCCGATATGTACCGCATTGTAAGAGATTACACAAAAGGTAAAATTAACGAACATTTAGCAGTAACTAGATTAACGGCTTACGGCATTGATGAAAGTCAAGCTAAGAAAATATTAGGGATTGAAGTTAAAATGTCAAAACAAAAAGACAAATTCATAGCACATTTAGAAAGTAAAGGAATAATTGAAGACCCGTCAACTTACATAATTTTAAAAAGAGAAAGAGTTAAAAGTTCAAATGAGGCATTAAAATACGAACGTCAAATAATGAAGTTTGCGGACGCTTTAATCATAACAGTACAAGAACTAGATAATGCTGTTTTGAATGCTTTAAAAGGTAATCCTAGTATGTCTATTGATGAAATTGCAAAGGTAACTCAAAGCGAAGTTTACAAAGTTGAGCAGTCAATAGGTAGATTAATTGATAAAGAATTTTTAACGGATTCAGTTGATGGCTTTAAACCAACTCCAAAGGCAATAAATAAACCAACCGAGCCGATTGAAAGTGATGAAATTTATACTCTTTATACATACGATTTAAATGAGGGTGTAAGTTATGCTGGCAACCCAAATAGAATAAGTAGAAATTTATTAAGCACTTCGCATGACTTTTGTAAAGATACAATTCAATTGCAAAAAGGTAAAAAAATGGGTTGGGATTTTGAAACTATTGATGGTTGGAATAACGACTTTGGAGATTCAGCTTGGGACTACCGCGGAGGATTTACAAACAAAGGTGGTTTTATAGACAGCACTTGTAACCATTCGTGGTATGCTGAAACTAGATTAAGAAAAAAGAAAAAATAACATGGCTGACGTTTTATTTATACAGGAAGACTACTTTAAAAAACTCGCTGGGGTTGATGGTAATGTAGATTGGAAAAAATTAGAAAGCACTATTATTATGGTGCAAGATATTTATATTCAAAAAATATTAGGCACTCAATTATACAATGATTTAAAAACTAAAATAATTGCAAACCCTACTTTATCAAGCTACCCAAATGAGAAAGCACTTATAAACGATTATATTGCTAAAGCACTTTGTTGGTATGTTAAAATGGAAGCGTCACCCGATTTTAAATTTGCTTACCAAAATAAAGGCATTCAAGTTAAGAGTGGTGACAATTCAAGTTCAGCTGATATTGGTGACGTTAAATTCTTAATGGATAAATGGCGAGTTCATGCTGAACGTTATGCACAATTAATTACTGATTACTTAATTGAGAATACAACTACATTCCCGAAATATTTAGAAACTAGTAACACCGGCATGAATCCAACAGTACGCAATTACACTAACGGAGTTGCAATGCGTGGTGACTTAGATTTTGGGAATGAAGAATTTAATCGTTTTAATTACTGGCGTAGACACGAAGAATAAATATGATTACTTTAAATCAGGATATTGAATTATTTAAAAACTTTGCTTTAAAACACAAAGGAATAAACTCATTTTACTTTGGGGATGAATCGGAAGCGGACACAAACGTAGAAATCGTTTATCCTTTTATGAATGTTATTTTACAAGGTAGTAGCATTGCAGAAGGTGTTGTTAGTCGCAAGTATATGATTGTGATTAGTGATTTGGTAAATAAGGATATAAGCAACGTAAACCAAGTTTTAAGTGACGTTGAGCGTTTATGCTATGATGTGCCAAACTACTTAAGACAAGTGCGTAATAGCGGTTATTTAGGTGCTTTTAAATTTGATGCAAATATTTCTTTAACTGATTTTACTGAAAGGAACGATGACGATGTTAGCGGTCACTTTTTTGATTTGACAATTAGTTCTGCAATCGGAAATGATAGTTGTAATTTACCTATTAACAGCGGTAATATTTTAGACAACAATTATATTTATGTAGGCGGAACTATTAACCAAATAGTTGGTAATTTTCAAGTCTTAATACAAGACCAAAACGGAAATACATTACAAACATTTACCACTTCTGGCACTTATACCGTTGAGGTATTACAACAAATAATAGACACAATAAACAGCAATACTGCAACAATAATAGATCCAATAGTTTAATGGCAAATGTAGATATACAACTAGGTTATAAAAATGCTGCTTTCTTTGCTGCAAATCCTACTTTGGTTTTAGAGATAGGGCAAATGATTTATTTAGAGCAAACAGGAACTTATAAAATTGGTGACGGTGTAACTCAATTAAGTGCTTTATCTTTTTTAGGTGGCACGTCAACTTATACTAGTGTTTTAAAGCATACAGTTAAAGCAGGGCAAGCCATCAACAAAGGTCAAGCCGTTTATGTTAGTTCTGCTGACGGTACTAATATATTTGTCAGTAAGGCATCAAATGTAAGCGAAGCGTTAAGTTCAAAAACGATGGGTTTGTTAGAAACTACTTTGGCTTTAAATGGTCAAGGCTTTGTAGTTACAGAGGGTTTATTAGCAGGTTTAAATACAAATAGTGCAACTATTGGCGACCCAGTTTGGTTAGGTGTTAATGGTGCTTTAATTTATGGTTTAATAAATAAACCTTATGCGCCTGCTCATTTAGTTTATATTGGTGTTGTTACTCGAGTAAGTGCAACAGTTGGTGAGATATTAGTTAAAGTTCAAAATGGAGCGGAATTAAAAGAAATTCACGATGTTGATTTAATTAGTAACGCACCTCAAAACAACGATGTTTTAACTTACGAAAGTTCTACAAGTTTATGGAAAAACAAGCAAAGTAACTATTTACAAAATGTTACAAAAGATATAACGAATAGCACTGCTTTAACAGGAACGACTGCAATAACTTTAATGAAATCTATTTTAATACCTGCTAACACTTACGCAACTGGTGACGTAGTTAGAACATTAAATAGAGTAATCAGAAGTACAGCAACAGGAACTGCTACCAATTTTTTTTACATAAACACAACAAACAGCTTAACAGGTGCAACACTTGTTGCTACTCAATCAACAGCTTCAAGATTTTACGCTCTTGAACGTAATTTATTAATTAAGTCAACAACAATTAGCGAAACTGTTGATGTTGCTATTACAATAAGCAGCGATATTTTAGGGGTTTCAACTTCCGCAAATAGCGACTTAAACATTAATTGGGGTGTTAACCAATATATCATTGCAGCCTTTCAAAATGCAGCGGTTGGTAATAGTACGGTAATGAGTTCACTAATTTTACAAAAATACTAATGGAAAATTTAATAAAAATAAATAATACAATTACGTGGCGTGATATTGAAAATGCTGAAATAATTAATGTGGAAAAATTAGATGAATTGGCTTTGAATTTAACATTAGCAGAATATAACACATACTATTTTGACTATCCAAATACAAGCGTAAACGGAATAAATTATAAAACAATTGATGAATTAATAATTATACTAAAAACAAAATAAAATGGCACAAGAAATAAACGACACAATGGTTAACCGTATGGGCGGTTTAAATGGAAGTAAAACAGTTACAGGAACAGGAGCAGTTACTGCAATTAATTTCTCACAAATTTATATTCGTGAAGCTACTGTAATTGCAACTTTAACAGGCACTGATTTAATAACGGGTGTAACATCAAATCTATTAACTACCTTAGGAATAAGTGCGGTTAGTTTGGTTGCTGGCGAATTACACGTAGTACCTTATGGAACTAAAATAAGCGCAATTACTTTAACAAGTGGCTCAGTAATTTTATACTAATATGATAATAGGCAAAGCAATAAGTCCTTTTGCATTAAGGAAAAAAAACGGCGGTGGCGGTGGCAACGATGCCGATGCTCAAGCGTTTATAACTGCAACTGGTATAAGTGGCACGAATGCAACTGCTACAAATCAGTTAGTTATTGACTTAAAGGCTGCTAACATTTGGACTAAGATGAAAGCGATTTATCCAATGGTTGGAAATACAGCAAGTAGCCAAAAATACAATTTAAAGGATGCGCGCGATTTGGATGCTGCTTATAGATTAGTATTTAGCGGTGGAGGTACGTTTAGTTCAAATGGAATGTTAAGTAATGCAATAAATAGTTATGCAGATACTTTTTTAAATCCTGCAACTGTTTTCCCTAGTGGGTTTTCATCTGTAGGAATTTATAACAGAGTATCAATTCCAAATTTAGGAAGTTATATTGGTTGCGTTAATGCAGCTTCAACAAGTTTCATTAGCATTAAGCCAAATACACAAACAAGTATGAGGCAATTTAATAGGGGTATATCATTTACTGCCCGTGCAATTCCAAACGCTTTAGGTTTTTTTGCTAATAGCAGAATATCAAATACATCTTTAGTAAGCATTGATAATGTAGGTAATATTTCAAGTTCTGCAACAAGTACAACTATTGTTTATCCAAGTTTTAATTTATTTTTATTAACTGAAAATACAGCAGGTACTACTGGTGGTATTTGTAATGGAGAACTGGCATTTGCTTATATAGCAGATTCTTTAACTTCCGCTGAATTAACAAGTTTAAGAACAATCAATTTAACATTTCAAACAACTTTAGGTAGACAAGTATGATACAATTAAAAGATATAACAAGAGCAGATTGGACTACTTATGTAGGACTTTTAACAGTAGAACAAAAAGATGAATTAGTAGGGCAAATGTATGCTCCTGATTGCTACTTTAACCCTATCCAAGATTTGAATGATAATTGGGTTATTTCAGTTGAGGAAATGGAATATAATATAAATCCAAACTATATGTGGGTTAAAGATTTACCATTAATTATTTACGAACCAAAACCAAGCCCACCGCCATTTAACTAGCTATGAAAGAACTTGCGTCTCTAGAAAATAAAATTAAATTGCTAACATTTGCTGGCGGCTTAGTAGCTAACTATTTTTTAATTAAATCGGATATAAGAGAATTATATACTGAAAAACATTACGAGATAGAACATTTGCAATATCAAATTGAGGAAATTAAAGCGGATTGTTGCGATGAAAAAAGCAAAGAAACAAATTTTTTTTACGAACCTAAACAAGCAATTTTACCAAGCGAAACTAAAATTATTCAGCATAAATTTTAATGACTGAACGTAGATTTAACTATTTATTTAATGATATGGAATTACAACTGAAACGTGAAATCTTTACGGATATTTCAACAATAGGAACTTTAACTATTGATGGTGTTTTTGAATGCTACATATTAGAGGACAAAGATAGAGGTATAAATAATACTTTGACTTTGGAGCAAATAATGAGAGTTAAAGTTTATGGTAAAACTGCAATTCCTTATGGTCGTTATGAAGTTGATTGGACTATGTCGGCACGCTTTAAAAAAATGATGCCAATACTATTAAACGTAATCGGTTGGACTGGCATACGCATCCATGCCGGAAACTCCGAAATAGACAGTTTGGGCTGTTTGCTATGCGGAACTCGTAAATTAAGCAACCGAATAACTGAAAGCACTATTGCCACTAATAAATTATATGCAAAGATTGAAGCTGCTAAAAAGCAAGGGCAAAGAATTTATATAACTATTGTACGATGAAAGATATTATAGATTCTTTTAAAATGGGTAATTCGGGCTATTCTAGTCGCAAATTAACAGCCTTTGCAGTTATTACTTGCATAGTAGCGGCCCACGTTAAATGGCTATCATTAGGGGATTTATCTCAATTAGGTGAAGTGTTAATTATTGATTATGGATTTGTAGCTGCTCTTTTTGGAATGACTACTTATTCAGGTTTGAAAAGTAAAGAATAAATATTATATTTGCATGATTGTTTAAATTAGGTGGGTTTCATGTCCTGCCTTTTTTTTATTTATTTAATTAATAAACCCCCAATAAATCCTATTCCAAAAGCTGCAATTCCAACTTTGCGAGTTCTTTTAAGTTTCTTATTCAATTTAGCGTTCAGCAAACTATCTTCATCATGCCTTAAATCTTGCATAACTGCTTTCTCTTGCATTATTCCTGTTAGTTCGCTGTAACTTATTAATTGAGTTTCTTGACGTGTTATAATGCCCATATTGAAGCTATCTAATTTTAAGCATTCTGCATTCAGTTGATCTAAATAAATTTTGCAAGTATCGGGTGCTTGCCGGTAAATAGTATCATAT